GGACAGCTTCGGTACTGCTGACTGCATACTGCTGGAGAAGGGTACGGGCATTGCCCATATCATTGACTTCAAGTATGGCTTCCAGCGCGTCGAGGTCATTAAGAACACACAGCTGATGCTCTATGCTGCAGGCGTGTATTCGGAATTCGGGAAGCAGTACGGCATTAAGGAATTCAAACTGTCGATTTTCCAGCCGAGGATTGCCAATGCCAATACCTGGAGAATTACGGCGGAAAGGCTGATGTCAGTCTGTGAGAAGGCCTTCAGGCCTGCCGCACAGCAGGCGGTCAGCGGCGGGGGCGAGTTCCGCGCCGGAGAATGGTGCCGCTTCTGTCCGGTCAGGGCAATCTGCCGGAAGAATGCCGAAAGGCTCATGACTGACCCGAGGATTGTCCCGCCTCCGATGCTGACCGACAAGGAGATTGTGGCACTGCTTCGCATCGCCGATGACATCTCGTCATGGCTCAGCGATGTGAAGGCTTATGCCCTTGAGTCCGCAAAGGCCGGCCATGTCTGGGAAGGATTTAAGATAGGGCATGCCAAGGGCAGGCGCATCTTCACTTCGGAGCCCGCGGTTGCGGAGGTGCTCAGGAATGCCGGCATTGAGCCTTACGCGGAACAGAAACCGAAGCTGAGGGGGATTTCAGACCTCGAGAAAGAGCTGGGAAAGAAGAAGTTTGCAGAGCTGCTCGGAAGCCTGACGGTTATGAAGGAAGGCATTGAGAAGCTGGTAGCAGAAGGAGAATAGCATGAAGGAACTGAAGATAACACAGGGGCCGGTCCGCAGGGCACAGAAGGTTGTGCTCTACGGTTCGGAAGGCATCGGGAAGTCTACGCTGGCGGCGCAGTTCCCTGACCCGCTGTTCATTGACACTGAGGGAGGCACCTCGCATCTCGATGTCAGGCGCATCAGCTTTGACGGGTCATTCGGGGATCTGATTGAAACCATCGAGGCTGTGGCGGCGCAGGATGTATGCCGCTCGCTGGTGCTTGACACTATGGACTGGGCGGAGCAGATCTGCGTTGCTGACCTGCTGAAGAAGTACCGCCAGACCTCGATTGAGTCCTTCGGGTACGGCAAGGGATATACCTATCTCGCGGAGGAGGTGCAGCAGATCCTCAGAGCGATGGACAAGGTGATTGCATCCGGAAAGAATGCGATCATCGTCGCTCACGCCAAGATGAGGAAGCAGGAGCTCCCTGACGAAGCCGGAGCGTTTGACCGCTGGGAGCTCAAGCTCTCACGCCAGTCCGCTCCGCTGGTCAAGGAATGGGCTGACATGCTTCTCTTCCTGAACTACAAGACTGTCGTCGTCCATACTGACGCCAATACCAACAAGGCTCAGGGCGGTAAGCGCGTCATGTACACCACCCACCACCCCTGCTGGGATGCGAAGAACAGGTGCGGTCTGGCTGACGAGCTGCCGTTGGACTTTGCATCAATCGCGACGGCTTTTGAGTCTCTCTCTGAACTTATGGCAAAATCAGGGATTACCGAGGAGCAGATCCGCTCTGTCGTCTCGGAGAAGGTACTGCCTCAGGGCGCTCCGCTGTCCTCCTGTGAGGGCGCGCTCCTGCGCAACTGGGACAGGATTGTAAGCAAGATTAAGGAGTAATTGATTATGGCAGATAACACCAATATGAATGAAGCAATGGGCTGGGATGACTCCATCGAGAACGAAGGCCAGGAATTCATCCTGCTCGATGAGGGCGACTACGAGTTTACCGTTGAGAAGATGGAGCGCGGGCAGTTCAACGGCAGCACCAAGCTCTCTCCTTCCCCGAAGGCCACACTGACCCTCGCTGTTGCTACCGACAGGGGAACCGCTCACGTCAAGACTGACCTCATCCTCAACCGCGCGCTTGAGTGGAAGCTGTGCCAGTTCTTCCTCTCCATCGGGCTCAAGAAGCATGGCGAGCCGCTGGTCATGAAGTGGGGCGAGGTAACCGGCAGGACTGGCAAGGCCCGCATCCGCCAGCGCTCGTGGACCGGCAATGACGGAGTTGAGCGCAAGTCCAACGACGTAGAGCGCTACCTGGATCCAATGGAGAATGTTGAGAACAGTGCTCCGGTTCAGAAGAAGAAGGTTCCAGTCACTCAGGTCAGGGAGCCTGACATGTCCGACAATGATGAGGACTTCCTGAAATGATGAAACTCCGCCCGTACCAGAACGAGGCGGTCAACGCGGTCTGCAATGACTGGCAGAATGAGGGGTATCACCGCACGCTGGTGGTACTCCCCACCGGATGCGGGAAAACAGTTATTTTCGCGTCCGTCATTGCCCGCGCTGTCAGAAAGGGCCGCAGGGCCCTTGTTATCGCCCATCGTGATGAACTTCTGCAGCAGGCCCATGACAAACTCCTGAGTGCCGCAGGCCTGCCATCTGTTTTTGAGAAAGCTGAGCAGACTGCCGTCGGTTCCAATTCCAGTGTGGTCATAGGCTCTATCCAGACTCTTCAGTCCTGGAAGCGTCTGTCAGCATTCAGCCCGGATGCTTTTGATGTGATTGTGGTTGACGAAGCGCACCATGTCATGTCTGACTCCTACCTGAATGTACTCGGGTATTTTGCTAATGCGCATGTACTCGGGGTTACGGCAACGCCTGACCGTACCGACCGCAAGGATCTCGCGAAGTTCTTTGAGAATACAAGCTATGAGTACAGCCTTATCACTGCCGTAGGCGAGCACTTTCTCGTTCCTCCGATTGCCAAGCGCGTACCGCTGAGAATCGACATCTCAAAGGTCAGGGTAAAGGCCGGAGAATTCATGGCCGACGACCTCGGGGAAGCTCTTGAAAAATACCTCACTGAGATTGCCGGCGTTATGGCCGTTGAGTGCAGAGGCCGGACAACAGTCGTATTCCTGCCGCTCGTCAGCATTGCAAAGAAATTCTGCGAATGCCTGACAAACGCGGGGATGAAAGCTGTCGAGGTTGACGGAGGCTCACCTGACCGGAAGGAAATACTTGATGGCTTCAATGCCGGGAAGTATGACGTGATCTGCAATGCTATGCTGCTGACTGAAGGCTGGGACTGCCCGCGTGTTGACTGCATTGTTGTATTGAGGCCGACACGCTCACGCGCTCTCTATGTGCAGATGGTGGGAAGGGGGCTGAGGCTGAGCCCTGATACAGGAAAGAAAGACTGCCTGATCCTCGATTTCCTGTGGATAACCGCCAAGCATGACCTCATCCACCCGTCAGCCATTATCGCAAAAAGCGATGAAGTTGCAAAGAAGATGGACAATCTTCCGCTGAATGCCGAACTGGACCTGATTGAAGAGGCAAAAAAGGCTCAAAAGTCAGTGGAGGAGGAGCGCCGGAAAGCACTGCGCGAGAATATCGCCGCCAACAGGCAGAAAAAAGCCGAGACGATTGACCTTGTCGCCTTCGCTGAAAAGCATCAGGCTCCCGAACTGCTGGACTATGAGCCTGTCCACAAATGGGAAAGCCAGAAGCCGACCGGGAAACAGCTTGCACTGCTGGAAAGGAACGGCATTGATACTGACGGTATGACCAAAGGTCTCGCAAGCAGGTGCATCAGCATTCTGCTTGCTCCGTCAGAAAAACAGTTAAAATGCCTCAGAGGAGCAGGCTTCTGCCCTGACGGGTGGAAGAAATCTGAGTGCAGACGTGTTATCAGTGTACTCGTTGACAATCATTGGACAGTGCCCGATTGGATGGCACCTGCTGAGGAGTTCAACCCGGCAGATTGGGACTGGTCTGATTACAGGAGAACAAATGGCTGACATGAAGGTGCTTGACGCGCTGTCGTCAATCGATCCTTCCATGTGCAACTATGAGCAGTGGGTTGAGGTAGGCATGGCCCTCAAGGAGGAGGGCCTTTCTGTCTCTGACTGGGACTCATGGAGCAGGAAGGATGCGGCAAGATGGGAAGCAGGTGAATGCGAGAAAAAATGGAAGAGCTTCAATGGCTCCGGCAGGCCGGTAACCGGAGGGACTATCATTGAGATGGCAAGGCAGAACGGATGGACTTACAGCGCGAAGCTGTCAAATGACGCGCCGATGGATTTCGGGGATGAAATCTCCATTGAGGAAAAGGAAACCTGCGAGGCAGCAGGGCCGAGGCAGCAGGCTGACTACGAACAGCTGAAAACCTACATTCAGACGCTCTTCCGCCCTGATGAGACGGTATGGTACTGCACCAAGTCCTTCAAGGGCGAGGACGGCAAGTACAGGCCGAGCGGAGAGCACTACCACATGAAGGCCGGGGATATGCTCCGCCAGCTTGACCATTACCACAGCCTGCCGGAAGTTGTCGGGGACTGGGATCCGGATGCCGGAGCCTGGATCCGCTTCAATCCCTTCGACAACTCAGGTTTCTACAAGGACGAAAACATTACAGCCTACCGCTATGCCCTCGCTGAGTCTGACTCGCTCCCCATCGAGGAGCAGTACAGAGTCCTCAGGGAAAGCAGGCTTCCGATTGCCGCGCTCGTCGAGAGCGGAGGGAAATCACTCCATGCGGTCTTCAGGGTTGATGCAAAGGACAAGTTCGAGTACGCAAGCCGCGTCAGGGATGCATACGCCAGCCTGAACACCTTCGGGTTCCTTGTCGACCCGCAGAACAAGAACCCCTCGAGACTTTCCCGCATGCCCGGAGTTACAAGGAACGGGAACGTCCAGAAGCTGATTGCCACAAACATCGGATGCAAGACATGGGAGGACTGGCAGAGGACTCTCAGAGTCTCACCGCTTCCGGAAATCGTCTCCCTTGGTGACAGACTCCTGCACCCTCTCGAGATGCCCCCTGAACTGATCAAGGGAGTACTCAGGGAAAGTCACAAAATGCTAGTTGCGGGCCCGTCAAAGGCCGGCAAGTCCTTCCTGCTGATGGAGCTCTGCATCGCGTTTGCCGAGGGGCTGTCATGGATGGGATTTGAATGTGAGCAGTGCAAGGTGCTCTATGTCAACCTCGAGATTGACGAGGCAACCTGCGAGCACCGGTTTATTGCCATCTATGAAAAGCTCGGATTTACCAAAGACAACTGGCATGCCGGTAATATTCAGGTGCTTCCGCTCAGGGGACAGGCCAAGCCGCTTGATGACCTCGTTCCCCAACTGATTGATGCGATAAAAGACCAGGGGTACAAGGCTGTCATCATCGATCCTATCTATAAGGTCATCACCGGAGACGAAAACAACGCCTCGGACATGGGCCATTTCTGCAACCAGTTTGACAGGCTGTGCCAGGCGCTGGGCTGTGCTGTCATCTACTGCCATCACCACTCAAAAGGCGCTCAGGGACAGAAAAAGGCTCAGGACAGAGCATCAGGCTCAGGCGTGTTCGCAAGAGATCCGGATGCGCTGATTGACATCATCGAAATTGAGAAGTCAGAGGATGAGCCTATGGCCTTCGGAGAGTCTATAAACGTTGACAGTCAGCATGGCCCCGCGTTCCGCATGGATTTCTCACTCAGGGAATTTGCTTCGCCGAAACCGGTCTGCATGTGGTTTGACTATCCCTGCCATGTGGTTGACACTGCCGGAGTGCTTGACGGAGCGCTTGCTGACGGTGAGGAGGAAACCAGGGAGATGAAAGCTGCGAAACGGCAGAAAAAAATGTCGGAAAGCAGACTTATTGACGCCTATGCCGGCAGGACCGTCCTGCATAATCCCAAGCTGCCAGCTGACAAAGGATGTCCGATTTCAGTCCTTGCTGAGGAAGTGGGGGTTACCGACCGTACACTCAGGACCTTTTTCAAGGAACATACGAACAACTGGAGAAATGATAAGGGAACTGTATATTATTTGGGTGATTTATCAGGCTGGGAGGGTTTCGATACAGAAAATGCACAGCAGTAATTTTACGGCAGAATAAGTCATTTTAATGGTGATGGAAATGGAAAATAAGCTAAATTTCCTTTCCGTGGAAATGGAAAATAAGCTAAATTTCCATCTTCCAAAACGAGAGTTAATATGATGAATTATGTCCTCATGGAAATGGAAATTAGGGGTATATAAATATAACCATTTCCATTTCCATCGCTCGCGCGTCGTGCACGGTGGTAAAAATGGGGCTTTGAAGCGCCCCCATTTCTACCGCCTGCACGTGCACCCCCGCACTTCCGCGAGTGATGGAATGGAGGAAATGTGAATGTGTGTGAACAGATCCAGGAGAGCGTGTTTCCATGGTAACTAAAAACGAAGTCAGATTTACAGTGCCCGGCGAGCCGGTTGGAAAGGGCAGGCCGAGGCTGTCATCAAGAAACGGGTTCGCGCATGCTTACACTCCGGCAGGCACGAGAAAGTACGAAGCTATGGTCAGGAAGCTGGCGGGAGAGGAGATGGAACGGCAGGGACTGGCTGTTACGGAGCTTCCGGTCTATGTCTCAATCGCGGCAAGGTACGCCATTCCGAAGAGGCACCTTGCCCCGGATGGCGGCCTTAGGAGCCATAAGGCCGGAACGAAGCTGGCTGGCGAGCTGGATGCCATGCTCAACGGCGATATCATGCCGGGGAAGCCTGACCTGGACAATGTGGTCAAGGCCGTTCTCGACGCGCTCAACGGAACAGTATTCACGGATGACTCGCAGGTTGTCTCGCTTGTGGCGGGCAAGGACTGGCAGAATGCTGAGGAAGGGTACGGGCCGGGGGTTGACGTTGCCGTATGGTGGTACGCGGATGCATGACTTGTAAAAATTAAATCACTATGACCGTTTGACAGCGCTGGTGTTTGATATAATACTGACAGGCTGATCCAGCCTGAGATTTTGGAGTTCCGGAATGGACGACTTTCACGCTCTTCTGACGTACTGCGCCGCTGGGGTGATTGCGCTCATTGTGGCACTCTGCCGTTCGACAATAGCCAATGTTCCACCGACTGTCAGGCTCCGCATACTGGATGCCATCATCTGCGCCGCTGGGGCTGTGGCTGTCTGCATTGTGGCAGGGAACCATTTCCCGGAACTCTTCACGCATGGCGACGGGGTTGCCGTCGCCTTCACATTCGGGTACCTCGGCGCAGGCAGGCTGTCTGATTTCGCTGTTTCCCTCGCGAGGAAGAAACTGGGAGGCAGTGAGTCATGATGAAGGCGGTCCTGCGCTATGGCTCAGAGGCGCTGATTTGCGGCGTGTTTGCATGGCATGGCTACGCATGGCTTTATTTTGTGCTGGCCATAGCGTGCTCTGCAGCGCTTGCGGTCAGCAGGCAGAGAAGCAGATACAGGGAGGTGAGCAATGATCACCAAGCCTAAGATTGAGATTGACCTTGCTAAGGTTACTCAGCTGGCCTCAGAGGGCAAGACTGTTGCTCAGATGGCTGCCGCGCTGGGAGTCAGTGATGACACGATTTACAGCAGGAAACGGGAAAGCAAAGAATTCCGGGAAGCGATAAAAAAAGGTCAGGAAATGTCCAATGAAGTCGTTGAGAACACGCTGTTCAACATGGCCAAATCCGGCGAGTGCGTTGCCGCGACAATTTACTGGCTTAAGTGCAGGTGCCGTGAGAGATGGTCTGACAAGCAGCAGATTGACCTGACCTCCGGAGGCTCGCCTGTCCAGATCCAGATCATCAACGACCTGAAGGACTGATATGGCGGTGAGGCAGGTCAGGCTTTCCGACATTGTAGGCAAGGGCTATGCCGACTTCTGGCAGGCCTCTCAGCGCTACCGTGTCGTCAAAGGCTCAAGAGCCTCCAAAAAATCTACCACCGCGGCGATGTGGTACATCGTGAACATGATGGCGAAGCCTGCCGCCAACCTGCTTGTGGTCAGGCGCTACGGCAGGACGCTCAAGGACTCCTGCTTCGCGCAGCTCCGCTGGGCGATTGACCGCCTCGGGGTCTCGGAGTATTGGCGGGCGACAACCAACCCGATGGAGCTGACCTACGAGCCGACAGGGCAGAAGATCCTCTTCCGCGGGCTTGACGACGGTCTCAAGATCACCTCCATCACAGTCGCGAAAGGTGTACTGTGCTGGGTATGGATTGACGAGGCCTATGAGGTGCGCAAGGACGACTTCGAGAAGCTTGACGGCTCAATCCGCGGAACCATGCCCAAAGGCCTGACTCCGCAGATTACGCTGACCTTCAACCCCTGGTCAGACCGCTCATGGCTGAAAAGCGAGTTCTTCGACAGGCCGCGCGCGAACGTGTTCACAAAGACCACGACCTACAGGTGCAACGAGTGGCTCAGCCCTGCCGACCTTGAGCGCTTCGCGGAGATGCAGAAGGACAATCCGCGAAGGTTTGCGATTGAGGGTGACGGCAACTGGGGAGTCAGCGAGGGGCTGATTTTTGACCGCGTGTCAGTGCAGGACTTTGACGCGCAGGCCATGCTCAGGAACCGGAGCGTCCAGCCGCTGTGGGGGCTTGATTTCGGCTTCACCGACCCGACTGTCCTTCTCGGGCTCCTTGTTGACGAGGAGCACAGGAAGGTTTACGTCTGGAAGGAGTGGACGGCGACAGGATGCACCAACGCGGAGATTGCGGAGGCTGCCCACGACCTCGGCATCATGCACGAGAAGGTCATCTGCGACAGCGCAGAACCGAAGAGCATCGCCGAGATGAGAAAGTGCGGCATCAACGCAGTTCCGGCCTACAAGGGCCCCGACAGCGTGCAGGGCGGCATCAGGACAATGCAGGGCTACGAGTGGGTAATCCACCCCTCCTGCACCTTTGCCGCCCACGATTTCATGAACTACGTGTGGAAGCGCGACAAAAGCGGGCAGCCGACCGACACGCCGGAGCACGAGTTCTCCCACGCGCCTGACGCCGCAAGATACGCGATGTCGGGCAGGCGTTCGGGCATGAGGATTGACCCGTCAAACATCAGGATGCTGAGGACAGGAGTATGACGACAGCGAGAAGGACGAAGAAGACAATCGTGAACGCGTCCAACGCGGCAGAGATTGAGCGTATGCTCCGTATCCCGCGCCGGACTGTCGCCGCCTTTGACAGCCCTGCCAAGGTCAGGCAGGCGTTTTCCCTGCCCGTCACCCTCGGCGCGCCGCGCGAGGAGCGCGAGGCTCTCGACATGGCGTTTGACTCCGCCGGGGGATACTCTGCCATCTGGGAGAGCCTCCAGCAGCACGCGCAGGAGATGGGGCAGTATCCGATTACCAGCTTCATCGGCTACGGAGCGCTCCAGCAGATTGCGCAGAACGGCATGATCCGCGCCTGTGTGCAGACCGTGGCGGACAGATCGGAAGAGCACACGTCTGAACTCCAGTCACCTTGTAATCTCGTATGCCGTC